ATTCCCTTCATGACAATCTTTCCGCCATTCTCAAGTCGTGACTCCGCGATCATCTTTGAGTCATACTCAAATGGCTGCCATGATGTGATGAGCTTGACATTAGACATCTTCATTCTCCAATTCTTCAATAAGGCTAAATAGCGTCATTGCTTTGACTCTCGACTCTTCATCGCTGCATTCAAAGTTGATGATATTCCTGCGAACAGACTCATGCCTTTCGATGAGCATCTGATTGCTCTCTCTCCGCATCCTAGCATCAAGAAGATTGACTGCATGAGACTTTGCCTCGGCGATCATAGAGTTGACAAGCTCGTTGTTATCAAATGCAATTGCTACGACGAATTCCTTTTGCGCAGCATTGAGCTTCGTTCCGTATGATTCATCAAACCTTTTCTGGAACATCGACACTGTCAGATCATCAACACGCTCTTCTTTCTGAATTACTTCAGGGGTTGTATTTGACATCATGTAAGATTGCAGCCGATTTTCAAATATTGCAGTTTCGTCAGGGCTAAGAGTTCCCGGGTGCCTCCACTCATTGATCAGAAGCTGCACAGTTGCAAGGCCACGATAATTTTCGACCTGTGTATCAAAAAGAACGCCCTTCCCAAACATTCTGTTCGCTTCGTTAATGAATGCTCCCTTCTGCCTTGCGATCGTGTCTGGATCGATAGACCGCGAGACCTCCTTCGCAATCGCAAGGACCCGATCAGACATATGCGTATCGACACCATGGGTATCCAAGATTGACCTGAAGAGCCTGTGCTCCTTATACAGCTCAGTTCCCTGCATGAAGTGTTTCTCTAGAAGCGCGATGCATTCATTTGCATGTGCCTTATCACCGTCGACTGCAGCCTCAGCTGCTCGACGCAGGACTTGCTGATAGACAAGGCCAACGTTTCTTTTCTTGTTATGCTTACTCATCATTGTTCTCCGATTCTTTTAGCAAAGAACTTGTATCAATATCTAGGTTTGCTCTCATACTCGAAAGTGTCGACTCAAGCTCTCTTGTCATTACAGCGTGCTGCTTTGTCTGCTTGTCAAAAAATGCAGCAAATGGATCTGCATCTTCACCTAGCTTAATTTTCGAGAACCCATTGATTGAGTCTCGATCAAATGGCCTGGACATCGTATCCTGAGTTCTTGCCTTTTTACCAACGGCAACCATCTTCGACATATCAGGCATCTCTGCGGTCGACGCAGCAGTCTTTGATTTCCGCCTAGGCTTGATCGGCTCACCAAACACGTTTGTGATCTTTTCCTGAGCCTTGATCGGCGCATCAACATCGTCAATAGAGAGCGAAAGCTCATCATCGTCATCATCCTCTGGGCGTGACGAGGTCAGCAACTTTCCGTCTGGGTTGTCGCTAGCGAAGAGATCCTCTGCTCCTTCAGCGCCCTCTTCTCCCCCTCCGGCAGCCTCTCCACCAGGAGGTGCTTCTGCGGTAACGGCCTCAAGCTCGACGTCTCTCTTCTTGTCTTCTTCTCTTCCCTTTTCAATTGCCTCAATCTCTGAAGAGTTGAAGCCCATAACATTTCTTCTAACCCATTCTCTGTCAGCAATTCCTTCGGGTGCCGCTGCGGCAATCTCAAACTTCGTTCGGATCAATTCAAGCTTCTGCTGTTGTGCAATCGAAGAAGGATTGGATAGCTTCAGGTCAAAATCAAGAAGATCTTCGTCGGTAAATCCATGAGCGTACAGGTGGATGATTGCCAGCTTGTTAAGCTCAGACAAGACAGTCTTCTGGATCCTCTGGATTGCCCTTGAGAACCTTATGTCCTCTTGAGCCAGTGTTGCCTTTGAACCAATTTCCTCATCATACCCCAGATACGCTCTAGGAATCTTCAGGGCAGCAAAAAGTTTCTTCTGGATGTATTCAACGTCTTCGATCGCAGCAGTGTTCTGCCCACCTGCTAGAGTCTCAATTCTTGTTCCTGACTCACCGCCTCGAACTGGAAGGAAGTAATCCTCATCAACTGATAGAGGGTTGTACCGTAAATCAACTCGGCCTGTCGTCTTATCAACAACCTTGTTGCGCTTCAGGCTATCCTGCGCGGCCTTCATGAATGTGGGAATATCTTCGGGTGTAATGTTGCCGACGTCGATGTAGAAGACTCTACGCTCTGGTGCACGAATGACTCGATACACAAGCATTGCATCCTCAATGAGAATCAACTGACGCCAGATCCTTCTTGCGCTTTCAAGCACGCTTGATCCGTAAGGAAGAAACGCATCGTTGCCGAGAAGCCTGAAATGGATGATCTGCCAGTTCTCGAGGACCTGGTTTCCTCTAGACATCCACCGGAACCTAACTGCTGCAGGATCCTCGGGATCAAAGCCCTCTTCTCTTTCAATCTCAGCAATTGGGATCGGATATGCGTTCATCACGCCAAATTCTGGATTCACGTCGATGAACAGAAAGAAGTCGCCGTACTTGCAAAGGTTTCGAACCCACATTGAAAGATTGAATTCAACGTTGAGAATATCATAGAAGAGATTCTCAAGAAGCTCCTTGATCTTTCTGTTGTCGCTATAGATGTGTAGAGACTTGCCCTTGTCGTCAACAGAAACCGTCTCTTCTGCGTAGATGTCAAGGGCGCTTGCAATCTCCGGAGTTGCCTCCATTTCAGAGAAATCGCTATAGCGACTCATCCTGTCAAATGCGCCGTATGCACTAAGAGCAGCATTGTAGACGTTGTTTGAACCGTATCCGAAAACGTCTAGCTGTTCTCCCGCAAGTGGAGGCTTGTAGTTCTTGACTTTTCTTCTAACAGTGGGTCCACTTCTGAACAACTTTGTCAGCCTATTGAACAGGCTTTCTTCTTCAGCCATTCCTCATCCTTATTTTAACAGCCACCAAAAACCGGGAAGACTCTCATCACGTTTTGGAACGAGGTCCTGGTCAGTAAGTATTGGCCGCGACATATCATAGTACTGCGAATTGACACGAGAGTTAAAGAATGGGCTCTCATGTTTCGACACGTCATCAGATGCGTTCACCGCAAACGCAGCGAGCATTGCATCTGACAGCTTTTGGCCTTGCTGTGTCAAGACTGGTGATGTATCGTAGAGCCAGATGCCAATCGCCAATGACATGACAAGATCGTCATTTTTCCCCTTCTGTGCTTGAAGCTTTCCGTTCTTCCAAATGAACGTCTTCAATTCGTCATAGAGCCTTGAAGAATATGACTTGATCTCATGCCGTCGGAGCACTTCTTCTAGCTTCGTGAGAATTTGCGCTCTTGTCTTAGAGCTTGTCGTGAACCCAATCTTCGAGATATCAGGTGCACCGTATTGTGCAGCAAACTTGTCACGTTGGTTTGCGTAATACAGATTTGAATACTCAAGCTCAACAAGCTTCATGATCAGTGCATAGCCATATGAGTTATTCTCAGGGCACAGAAGGGCATTGTTATACTTTCTGCCTGCCTCAGCGAGAACATGGGCAAATTCATCGGGGGGGCTTTTGCCCTTGAACTCACAGACAACTTCACTCTCTTGAGTGTCTATGACCTGGAACGCGCTAAAGTCTGCGCCATCGCCTCGAGCAACGTCTGCTGAGATCACGTACTTTCTTCCAGGCTGGGGATACTTCCACAACCACACACCAGCCTGAGGCCCCCATCTCTCAATCGGAGGTTTAACGTATGACCTGAAATATTCGATATCTTCAGGCTGTAGGAATGTGTTTCCACTTGCAGCAAAATCGCACATCAGCTCCTGTGCGATCTGCATGCTTGTCATGTTCTTGCATTCTTTCTCGAACCATTCGTCATCGCGATCAGGGTGAACATCCCACATCAATTTGATTGGGTTGAATTCATTCACACCGGCTTCTGCATCAACATAAAGCTTGTGATACATGTTACCGACGCCGTTTGGCGTGCTGAGAATGATCGCTCGACCGCCTGTTGAAAGCGTTGAGTACAGGCCTCGCCAGACTTCATCAAAGTTTCTTACGAAGGCTGCCTCATCGACGATCAGGAGCGAAAGTGCCTCAGAACGACCTGCATCATCAGAGGTCGGAACTGCCTTGATCTGGCTTCCGTTGGAAAATAAGATGCTTTGCTTATTGTTCTCAACGATTGAAGGCATCAGGAGCCAAGGAGGCATGTTACGTATGACCGTCTTGACTTTCCTAATGAAGTTTTGCGCAACGGCTAGCTTCGTTGCAATGACGAGGATGTTCTTGTCCTTGTAGAAGATTGCTAGCCAAACCGCGTATGCAGCAACCAGTGTAGACAGCCCAAGCTGCCTAGATTTCAGGACAATGTTGAAACGATGATCGTTAAAATCTTTTGTGCAATCATCTTGAAAATCGTACGTCTTAAAATCGATCAGCCCCCTATTCGGGTGCTGGATTTTTACGTAACGATTGAAGAAGTGCACAGGCTCTTTACCGCACCTAACAATCTCTTTTATCTGGCGTTGTTTTGTTCTAGGGGCCATTAGTCAAGAGAGTAAGTCAACACTCTCGTGTAATATGCTGTCCTACGAGGAGAGTAAATCGTCGTACCAATTAGCTGGACGTCATCGTTATCAGCGACAAGCTTCGTCTTCAGTGTGCTATCAGATGCACCATCGTATGCCTTCTTTGCGCGCTTCACTGCTTCTTTCAGCGTATCCTCAGATACCTTTGAAAGCCTATCAGTCTGAAGCTTCAGCGACTGATGATCAGCAAACTGAAAAACAGCCTTGTACCTCAGGCGGAATGTTCCTTCACTAATATCATGCGAAACTTTGTACTGCCCGTCAGATCCGCTGAATGTATAGTCAAGCTCCTGTGACAGGGCTCTCACTCCCTCAAGATCAAGCATTTCGTTACCTCACAAACTAAATAATGTTCTTGTTGTAGAAAAACGGCTCTTTTCTAAGTGATAGCCGCGCATCCTCAATTTCTTTCTTAGAAGGTCTCCAGCCCTCATTCCATGCTTTCATCATTGGTTGCCTAAAAGACATGTCACAATTTGAGCATATTCCGAATTCGGTATAAGTATCAACGTCGCGACGTCTTAGCAACGTATCACAGAGAGGACATGCATCTGGAACTGATGGATCATCCTGAAGTGTTGACATACGAATCCTGACCTCGCTTTGAGATTGATAGCACGTTGTCGACTGAATCCTTCACTGCATCAACGTGAGAGATAATCAAAATCGTCTTGAAGTACTTTGTTAACCCGTGAAGTAGGGCTGAGCATGCTTCAACGTTCGTTTCATCAAGTGCGCCAAAGCCCTCATCAATAATGAGAAGATCGCAGCGAGGAAGGGCAGTCAGGTTCATGAGCGCGACGCGGATCGCTAGGGATGCCATCATCTTCTCCATTCCTGATGCACACTCAATGATTCGCCGACTGTCCCCATAATTGATGTAGATGTCCATCGCATTTGAGTCAGGATCTGCCTCAAGCTCGATTGTGAAACCTGTTGACCCCTGTAGGATCTGAGCAATTTCAGAATTGACTTGCGGAAGCTTACCGTTCAAGATCCGAAGAGGAATTCCCTTCTTAGAAGATGCCTCGGCAACGATCTCAACAATCTTCCATTCGCGGTTGAGCTCTTCGAACTTCTTCTTTTCTTCACGAAGCTTCTTGATTTGCGCCTGGATTGTGCCGATTGTCTTTGCTGCCGAGATACGCTTTCCGTCATCTTCACGAATCAGTCTCTCAAGCTCTCTTTTCTCGCGCTTCAGGTTCGAGACCATTTCATCAATGGGAGCATCTGTCATGTGCATCTTCATCTTTGAGAGCTTCTCTTCGTCTAGTTGCAAACGATCTTGCAAGACCTTGATCTTCTCATCGTAGATTCCAGACCTCGAAACAGTCGACTTCAACTCTCTTTCGATTGTGTGAACAGTCTCACGAATTGCTGTGACTTTCCGAATTCGTTCATTGAGGTTCTCAACGTCAAGCAAATCGTACGTTGATGATAGGCTCTCAATCTTGCCTGCAAGAGCAGGCTTCTTCTTTAGAGACTCCTCTGCTTCCCTAAGACACTTACAACCTTTCAAGAACTCTGGATCTGACAGCGACGCAACCTTCTTCTCAAGAAATTGCATCTCTCTTTGAAGCTTCTCAAGCTCACGCTTGATACGTGTTGCTTTCTTTGAGTCTTCATTCATCTTTTCAAAGCCGCTGCTTTCCACGAACTCCTTAAGCGAATCAACCTTCTCCTTCTTGTCTCTCCACTCGTTTATGAATTTCTCTTTTTGGTCCTTGAGGTCTCCAATACCAGCAATCGCATGCTTGATCTTAGCTTCTTGTTCATCAACATCAGCCTGTGTAACCGTGTCAGACGGAAGCTGCGAAAGCTTGTCCTGGACAACCTCAAGGTCAGATGTGTTCTTTTTGAGATTTTCAGTAAGTGCGTCAAGGTTCTTTTGTGCCCTGGTCAGCTCCAGTGTCTTCTCCTGTTCGATGGACGAGAAGTCTCTACGCTGAACATCTGACAGGCGTCCCTTCAGCTCTCCCATATCAGAACGAGCAGCCTTGTGAATCTCTTCGAAGACATCAAAATCTAGAAAAGACGTAAGGACAGACTTCCTGTTCGTTGCTCTTTCTTTGATGAAATTGTTCATCGCACCTTGTGACGCAAACGTAGTCATAA